TCACAGCGCTGATACGTTCAGCACGGTTTTCGTGACAGGATCGAAGTCACAAGTGTACCTCACACGCTTCCATGCGCCGAAGCCATTCTGCATTTTTAACTTGTCACCAATGTAGGTGACGATGCCGTCCTTTTGGCTCTTCCAACGATAGTGCGAGAGTTTCGTTTCAGACCAGCTGTCGGTCCATTCGAAATCCCACTTTGCAAGCTTCTCGATTTCATCCGGGCAACGCGTCGTAGCGGCAGCCCACCCTTCTTCCCCCCAGCACTGGATGTCTGCGCGGCACGCGGCATCCTTCGCTTTCCTCTCATCCTCGTCTTTCTGTTTTTGAGCTTCCGCTGCGAGTGCTGCGGTCCTTGCATCCTCGTCTGCTTTCGCCTTTTGAGCTGCTTCAGCCAGTTGGCGTTTTTCAGCCTCTTCAGCGGCACGCTTCGACCGCACTATTTCGTCGGCCTTCTTTGTTTCAGCCCAGATTGCAGCATCCTTGATACCAGCCTCATTTGCTTTGGACCGATCCTCCATGCTCGCAAATCCCGCCAATTTGGCATCGCGGTCGAATGATAAACTGATGCCAACCAAAATCCCGATTCCCACCACAAAACCAGCTATAGCTCTACGCTTAAGTGATTTGCGATGGTCTTTCCGCCAGACCATTGAGACGATTGACCACAGAACAAATCCGCAGGCCAGTATCCATGTGAAGATGAGAAAGAGCGTCATTTTGTACCCCAACCAGCGACGACAACTATGCGGTTGTAGCGAGTTGGAAATGACCCGTACAGAGGGCGATGTTACCGCCCTTGATTAAACGATCCGGACGTGTTCGATCACAAACCAGACAAGCCAGCCCGCGCCACCGATGACGGCAACCACGGCGCAGATCAGGCCGAAGATCGCAAGATGGAAGATTACGGAGAGATCAGGGATCAAAGCGCAACTCCTTCAGGCCAAACGATGGCGTCAACGATGGCGTTCGCCGCATCCGCGCTGGCAGCCCCGTCTATTGCCTTCTTGGCGTTCATCCGGACCTTCTCGATGCCCGCCCCTATAACGGCCCACGCGGCATCCATCGCCAGCACGATTGTCGCGACCTCTTTGACAGTCTCGCCATCCACACCAAGGGAAGCGGCAAGCATCGTATAGTCGGCCGCTGTCGGTTCTTCTTCCAGGATGGCGCGTTTGGCCTCTTCGACCTTGCGCTGATAGGTCATCGCCTGCCCTTCGCCGGGGGTGATGTACCTTTTGCGCTCGGCCTCGGCCAAGGCATCAACACGGGCCTTCAGTTTGGCCTTGATTTCGGAAAGCGGAATTTCTTCCGCTGGAGGCGGAGCGACAATCGCGCCATCCTTGATGGTGTAGCCGAAGCCCGAAATTAGCATCAGCCATTCATCATGGCTGATTTCGAGGACGTCGAGGGTTTCCGGTGGCGGGCTGTCGATTGAATCGTAAAACCCGGTGATCTGCCCCTCGGCATCAAACGCTGCGTATTTCTGTCCCATGGCGGTTTCCTTCAGTACCCGATCGCGATCCAGTTGACGCCCAGCCCGTTCTGGCCTTCCCAGCTCTTCGACGTGGCGTTCCATCGAAGCGTGTAAATTCTGACCTGCGATGCGGTCCATGTTGAGTTTTGCGGTGCGGACACGTCGGGAATACCCGCGCCCCAGTTCGCATCGCCGGCGTTCCCCTGGCTGGCCACGCACGTCAAAATCCCGGTTGGGAAAGCGATCGGGAAAGTGATTGTTTGAGCCGGGTTGGAGGTTGTGACGTAAGTCCCCCATTGCAGGATGAAGCCGGATGGGAGCTTCTGATAGCCAATCCCGCTCTTCACCATCGGGAAATCGGTCACCCCCAAAGCGCGTAGCCGCCATGCAGTACCGGTCCAGATGAACTCCCGGATTGTGCCCGCCTGTAGCTCTCCGGCGATCAGGGCGGCACCAAGCGTAGACACCACCGAAACCGCACCAAGACCCACGTTCAGCGTCACGGCCCCGGTGTTGGTCGTTGCGATCTTCAGGCGAATGGTCATGCCTTCTGTCAAGGCGGCCGGCACGGGCGACAAAACGGCGGTCAGCGCATTCGCTGTGCCGCCCGCAACGGCGTAAGTCCATTTGCCAGATTGCGCATCGAGCGCCAGCTTTTCGACATAGGTGCCGGCGATGCGCTCGAACACGCGACCGTCCGGCAGGCTGATGCCGTGTCCGTCAGGCGGCGTCAGGTATGACCATGCAGACCCTGTCCACTGCGCAATCTCGCCCACATGGGTTGCCCAGATGCCGGTCGCGCCGGTCGGGATCAGATAGGTGTCGCCCGCCGAGGGCGCACCTGGGGCGCTGGAGAGCGTCATGGAGATGACGGACAGCCAGCGACGGCTGCGGCTCCCTGCCGACAGGCCATGTATCTGCAACGCTTGCCAGAGCTGCGTCCAGTCGCCTTCACTCGGGGCGAGGCCCGCTTCGGTGATGACCTTCAGGATTTCTTCCTGAACCATGTTGAGAAAGAGCGCGGTCACCTCTGTGCCGGCAGCGCCGGCCACAAGGTTCTCATCGCGAAAGCCGCGACGACCGCCGCCGATATCGATTGTGTCAGCGCCGTTGATGCGATCCATCAGGCTTCTCCGTACTTGAAAACGAGTTGGGTGTGGGCGGGCTTGTAGCGCCGCAGAACGCATTCGATGGCCGAGAGTTCAAATGAGCCGAGGCGATGGCCGGCGCGGCTCGCGCCTGCCCGGAAGTTCGTCACGGTCACGAGACCCGGAATATTGACGCGCCAGACGAATTGCGAGCCTTCCGGCCGCAATGGCTGTCCGGCGCGAAGAACACCGGCTCGGCTCGGCCAGAACTCTTCAACGGTGACGGTCACGCCGAGCGCTGCCGCAATCGACACGAAATAAGGGATCGACTGCCCGCCTCGGGCCGTCCAGCGCTGGAAGGCGAGCTGGCGGCGCTGGTGAACCGTCAGGCCGTCATTGTCACGCCCGCAGGGATCGGGACCAAGGCAGCGCTCGAAATCCGAAAGAAGCTTATCAGCCAGACGCGGGTCCGTTTCGTTCATCATCGCCTCGGCCGCTATCTCGGCGTCGGCAATGGCCTCGGAGATCGCGCCGAGGATCACGCCCATGACGCCGCCGCGATAGCGGAGTGCCCAGCCGATCGGCAGTTTCGAAAACAGGCTTTGAAGGATCGTTGAAGAAGTCCTGGACATGCTTCAAAGCCCCCTTAATCCAGCCAAGTGATGTCGGTGGCGACGGGGCATTCCTTGGTGCCGAGCGTGTATCTGGCGGCCGGGACTGTGAGATCGTGCGAATATTCGCCGTCGGCGGCCGAGATCGCTTCCGAGATGCGCGACGGCTCGATGGTCGCGCCGATCGGGCTTTCGTTCTCGATATCGTCCTCGTCACCGATGGTGGCGATGAAGCGATCATAGGCGGCCTGCACCGCCGCCCTGGTCAATGCGCCGTCCGGACGAAGGCGTACGCTTGCCGGCACCTGCACCAGCTCGGCCGCCAAGGGGATGACGCGAGCCGTGACGGGCCTGACGCCGGTCTGGCTACCCTGAGCGCCGATATAGCTGCCGATCGCGGTCAGCTCCAGTTCGGTCGGGACACGCGGCGTGCCGTCATCGTTCTTCAGGGCGATGACGAGACCCACGGAGCCGCGACCGATCCAGTCTTCCACGACCTTGACGGCGTAGACGCTGGCGACGTTGCCCACCCACGCCTTGTAGTCTGCGGAAGAGCCGCCCATCGGCGGCTCGCGGATGCGCTGAAGATATCGCACCTGGACTTCTTCCGGCGTCTCATCGTCAGCGCCGCCCGCAAAGGCGGTCGCGACCGTGATCTTCGAAATCTCGGGGTATGCGGCAACCGTGGAAAGCTGCACGCCGCTTTCCAGATTGCCAGCGCTGCCGGCTGTGACCGCCTCGGCCGTGACGATGACTGTGCCACCGGCCGCGATCGTGCCGCCCGAGGTGGTGACGTATGTGGTGGTGGCAGACGAGGCCAGCACGATACCCGATGCCAGGACGGTTCCGGCCACCCCTTCGACCGTGACCGATCCGACTGCCTTTGTCGCCGCGCGCGGCTCCACGCCCCAGATGGAGGCGTGCCGCAGGATCATTGTTTCGTCATCGGCGCTGTCCGGCATCCACTGTCGCGCCCACCATGCGATATGGTCGTGGGTTTCGCGAACCTCGGGAGCCACGGCGCTCCAGATAACCGCGAACATGCCACGCGCCGAACGGACGGCGCGGGAAATAGCCTTCACGTCCGCCTCGGGATAAAGGCCTAGCAAACCGATTTCGGCGGCGGCGGCGATGCGGGAGAAGATTTTTTTTGCCGAAGGGACAGGCCAGGCCATTATGCCACCTTCCGCGTCAGTTCGAGCGTGACATCCTCGACCAGGACGCGATAGGCCAGAACGCCGTCGCGAAGCCACCAGACTTCAATTTCTGCCGGCGTGCCGGTATCGGTCTCTGCCCACGCCAGCCCCTCGGCAAGGTAATATTCCGCGAGCTGGCGGGTGGTCTCGGTTTCCTTGGCCCGCTCCAGCAGCCACATCTTGCAACCGGCCATGTCGCCGGCAGCGTTGAGGCCGTCGAGAAGCGCGCCACGGCGCTCGGAGAAAGAGACAGGCGCGAGAAACTGAGAGCGGCCGTCCGGCAGGTCATCGTCCGGAGAAGCGCGGCGATCGACGCCGACCGAAAGCAGGATCGGCGTGACCGGGGTTTCGTCGATGACCAGATTGAAATCGTCATCGAGCACCAGATCGCAGCAGCGCCGCGTGGCGTTATAGGTCAAAGCAAGGTCGAGAAATCCGGTCATGGCGCGAAATTATCGCGCGCGCGAAAGCCTGATCAGGCCCGCCGTGGTGGGCGGTCAACCGCCAACTGGTACGCTACTGATGCCGCCGCCTGGCACAACGCCCGTGTGCTTGTGCGTCTTGTCGATCACCACGCCGTCATGCTTGATGCTGCCGCCTTCGACACTCAATCCCGAGGCGTCAAGCGTCATCGTGACGCCCCCCACCTTGAAGGTGATGGAGTTGGCGGCCTGGACATTGATGCCGCCGCTGGCTTTGATGATCATGCGATCGCCGAACTTGTTGGAAAGACCGACATCACCCTTGCCGAGACCGCCCATGCGTTGCGACGGATTGCCGAGCGGCAGAAGCACCATATCACCTTCGTCGCCGCCGATAGCAAGCGCCACGCCGACCGCGCCGTCATCATCCGGCACGGAGATCAGGCCATAGGGCAGCATGATTTCCAGATCGGAGCGAAAGACGCCTTCCGCCACCTCGGCCGAGGCCGTCTGCATCTGGCCATCATCCTTGATGTCCTTCACTGTGACACGGCGGATCATCCCGCGCATTTTGTTGAAGATTTCGCTCATAGCGCCTCCGCCGTGCCGTCGAGCGGGCCGGAGCTGGCCTTTTTTGCACCCTTGCCGGATTTGTTCGTGCGGCGCTTGCCGACCGGCTCCTTGTCGAAGGCCTCGGCCGAGCAGACGGAAATATCCGTGACGATCTCGCCTTCTTCCTCGCCATAGCGTACGGCCGAAATCAGCAGATCGCGCTCGATGCCGAGGAAGGCATCGGAGACGGCAACCTGCTGGTTGACGGTCCATAGCTCGCCGTTCACCTCGTGTCCCTTGACGGTATAGGTCTGTTCGTCGCCTTCAGCGCGGGATGTACGATTGCGCCAGTCGGCTTCGTCCTGGGCGCTCACTGCGCCTGCCTTGCTGCGGGCCAGATGGACGACAGGTCGATAACGTTTGATTTCGTCATCGGACGAAGTACCGGTTGCAACCGTGCCTTTCCGTTCGCGCTCGCGGGCTGAACCGTCGCCATCGTTGCGGGCATCCGCGCCAATCGGCTCGGCGGTGGCGTCGAGGGCGGCAGCGCTGCGGGCCTTGCCCGACCGTTCCGACTGGCCGCGCACCACGGTCTTGCTGAAGCGGTTCGCGGTGCTGAAACTCGCCCTGATGCCGATTACGTTGCCTGGAAGATTAATCCCATCGGGTGCGCGGGTCTTGCCCGTTCGGGTGATAACGATATTGCCAACGCCATCCGAAAGGATCAGGGCACTACGTTGCCGTGCCCCTTTCTCGATGGCGGAAAAGGCAGTCTCGCCTAGGTCGATCGAGTACCGATCGAAGGTTTCGCCGGTGTCTACTTCTGTCCGGACCTTCAGGCCGAACGGTTCGGCGATCTTCGCGGCCGCAGCCTCCAGCTTGACGCCCTTCAGCTCGGCCGGACCTTCCGCCAGTGCGGAACAGTCGATCAGATCGCCGGTCTTGTCGCGGCCGGAGATCGTCACAGAGGCGTTGCCGGGACTAACATCCGGGGCGACAGTTTCGACATGGCCGATCAGAACCGTCCGCTTTCCGATCATGATCTTTGCCTGCATCTGAGGGCGAAGACGCGGGAGTTTCGGCATCGAGACGAAAGGGAACGTAGCGTCCGACGCCTCGCCATCGCGAAATGTGAAGCTGAAGCTACCGGAGAAGTCCTTCAGGTCGCGGGTGACTTCACCGGATGTCCACTGGTCGTAGGCTGTGCCATCGAGAAAGAGTTTTATGCTTTTCGCCATTAGCCGCGCTCCAGAAACTCGACATTGCCGGCAGGCAGTTGCGCCGGATGGGTCGGGTCGTTGCGAGTGACGATATCGGCATAGACGGTTTCGAGCAGCGCCGGCGTATCGCCGGAAAGATGCTGCGCCACCAGCCACGCATCCGTGTCGCGACTGACCGACAGGCGACGGACGGACGGCAGGCGGCCAATCACCTCGTTGAGATCGGAGACGATTGCGGCCGTCAGCGATCGCGCGGCCGAGGAAAGTGCCGAACTGGCGGCCTGCATGGCCTCCGGCGCTTGCTGTTCGACCTGGTCAATGAGTGCGGCAAGTGCCGAGGTCATCGCCGAACGATACCGAAGCGCCTCCTGCCGGGAAACGAAATCCGCATAGGAAGATTGCTCGGCCGTCGCCGCAAGGAATTGACCGGCCGCATCGACCAGCAACAGCGCATCGATCGCGGAAGGTGCCTTGCCCGCTTCCGCCAGCAGTCCCGACGCCAGGGAAAGGCCGGCGCTCATCAGCGCCTGGGCGCTCGGCGTGGTGGCCCCGGTTGTCGTCGCCGGCGCAACGGCTGGCACCTCGACCGTCTGGGCAATGACCGACGCGGCCGAGCTAGCCCAACTGTCGAAAGCCACGGGCGAGGACGGCGACGAAGCCGCCAGCGCGGAGCGTATCTGGCTGACGGCCGAACGCGCGTCCGGACGCGCCGTGACGGAATCGGCAACCGACGACGTGATGCGGCGACTGCGGACGGTGGCGGCCGTTCTGGCGCTGGAAATGACGGTCAGCGCGATCGATGCGGCAAGCGAGGTCACGGCGCTGGTGAAACCGGAGAGCGCCGAGGACAACAGCCCACCGGAAAAGCCGGAGATCGATGACGACGGCGCACGCTTGAACCGTGCTGAAATCCGAATGACGCGCAGCTCACGTTCAGAGAAGCGGATTTGCGCCGGCTCCTCCATGATGACCTGCATCGGTCCAAGCCATGGGTGAATGAGAAGCGCCGGCCCCGGTGTCTCGAAGGCTTTCGCAAGGAGCTGCGCGCGCAAGCGATAGTCGTCACCGACATACAGCGCCTCGATGCTGATGCCGGACGGCCCGACGCCGAAATCGTCATAGGCGGCCGGATCGACGCCCGGAAACAGATATTCAAGGACCCGCCGTCCATGGTCGCTGGATATATCGACGATGGAAATAGGAATGCCGCGATAAACACCCGGCAATAACCCTTGCGCGGAATTGAGGCTGTCGAGAAGCATTAGGGCCTCCCGACAGCGCGGCCGGTGTTGACGTTCGGCGACGGCGACGTGACGGTCGTTGTCTGGCCGACCACCTTGCCCGGACCTTCGACAACAACCTTCGCTTCGGTGTTGACGTTGAGCTGCTGCGGCGCGGCCGGTGCGGTCGGCGACGCCTGCGCCGGCAGAACACCGTTCTGGTTGGCGGGCAGCACGCTGTTACGGCCAAAGCGGGTCATGTTGCGCTGGCCAGAAACGCCGAGCGCGTTCGAGACGCTTTCAATGCTGAGCGCATTCTGCACTCTCTCAAGCGCCGATGCGACGCTGTTCCACGCCTCGGCAATACCTTGGGGCACAAGGGCGCTCCAGTCGATGCCGCGATTGATCGCTTCCACCAGTGAGGCGATCCCGTTCACGACCCACTCAATGGCCTTCGCAACGTCTTCCAGAACCATGACGGCCGCCAGTACCGTCTTGCCCGCGAGATCGCCGAGGAACGACATGATGCCGGTAAGCATACCGGTAATCTTTCCGCCTTCGCCCAAGCCGACCAGTTCGCGGATTGCTGTTCCGAGGCGATAGAAGCCGGTGGCAATGCCGCCGATCGCTCTGACCGCGCCACCGGCCGATTGTCCGATCGGCTCCAGCCAGTTCGCAAAACCGGAGCCAAAATCCCGGATCATTCTCCAGGCCGTGGCAATGCCGTTCAACGCGGCGTCGAGAACGCGGAACGCGCCGAGCTGGACATCGCTGATCGTCAGGTCGGAAAAGTCGAACTTGAGGTCGAGGCCGCGCATGAAGCCGGACACGAAGGTCTTCAGGTTCTGCCAGCCGGCCGTCACGTCCTGGAGCGCCCTGCCGAGGCCGGAACGGATGATCGGACCGAAGCGGTTGACGATCGCTGTTCCGACCGTCATGGCGTCGGCGTAGGCCTTACCCATACGGTTCCACAATTGCGACAGACGCGGCGCATAGCTCGACCAGTTGCGATAGAGATAGACGCCGGCGGCTGCGATACCGGCAAGCGCGATGCCCACCGGGCTGAAGAGTGCGGCCAGAACCGACAGGCCCGCGCCGATTGCGGGCAAGACAACGCCGAGAACGCCGAGGCCGGCCGCCGCCAGGACAGCCACACCGGCAAAGGCGAGACCTTGCTTGACCATGCCGCCTGTCGCCGTGTCCAGCTCGCGCAACCATTTGAGGCCATCCATCAGATAGCCGTTGATCGCCGGCATCCAGGTGCCGAATGCGAGGCCCACTTCGCGGGACGCCTGCGTGCCGATTTCGCGGAAGATGGTAAGCTGCCGATTGAGGCCCTGCATCTGGGTTTGGAAGTCGCCATCGATGGCGCTGCCGGTGGCCTTGGCCACCTCATCCTTGATCGACTTGTATTCGTCGATGTTGCCAAGCATCGGGATCAGAAAGTCCATCACCTGCATGTCGGAGAACAGCTCGCCGAGCTTGCCAGCGCCGTAAATCTTTTCGAGCTGCTCGCGCACGGATGCCAGTGCGTCGGCGTCGGACATGCCGGCATCTTTCGCCTTCTTCATCAGCCCCTGAATTTCCTTGCTGGAAACGCCGGTCAGCTTGGTGATCTTCTGGACCACGGCTTCGATCGGGTTGATGCCCTTCGTGACCGCATCCTGCATCACGCCCTGGATATCGACGCCCATGTCGGCAAAGTTCTTGACCGTGGTCGGCGCAAGCACTTTCGAGAGGAAGTTTTTCAGGTTGTTGGCGGCCTCGACCGGATCAGATGTTCCCTTGCGGGCGATCTGGAGGGCAGCGCCGAGGAAGTTGATGGCCTCACGGCCGGTCACGCCGAACTTGGCCATCTGACCAGTGAGGGTTGGGAAATAACGCGACATATCCTTCAGCTCGAAGGAACCGAGCTTGCCGGCCGTCACCAGAGCGCCCAGCGCATCATCCAGTTGGTCGGCCGGGAGCTTCAGCGTGGTCAGAAGCGACGTGGCGACGGACGCCATGTCGTTCATCTCGGCATTGGCGGCGGTGGCGGCACGGCTGATTGATCCGATCGAGCGGTCTACCAGCCCATTATCGACGCCGGCCGCGATCATCTGCCCTGCGCCTCGGGCGACGGTGTCGGAAAGCTGACCGACATCGAGGGCGAGCTGCTCGAATTTCGCCTTCGACTGATCGACGAATGCAAACGCCGCCTGTCCCGTCAGATTTGACGTTCCGGCGATGTCGATCAATTGCTGCTGAAAAGCTGCGGCCTCCTGCATGGGGCCGAGGAAGGAGATGCCGGCAACCGCCGCGCCGACGATACCGATCTTGCGGGCGGCGCTGGCGATGCCGTCAAGCGCGCCTCTAAGGCCGCGTAAAGGCCCGCTCAAGAGGTCCTTGAGGCGGACGATGACATCAAGGTTCATGTTCCGGTTGGCCATGCGCGCGCCGCTCCAATCTGGGGGCAAAATATCGCGCGCACGCGAGCCAATTCAGGCCCGCCTCAACGGGCGGGGCCTGAATTATCCTTGAGCGAGGTCGTTCACATGTTTTCGGTATGCCTGGATGCAGTTCCACCACATCCTTACCTGATCAATCGTCATGTCGCCGATCTCGGCCGCGCTGAAGCCGGAGCCGTCAGCGAGGCCGCCGAGCATTATCGGCCAGTCGTCCGACCACTCGTCAAAAAATGGTTGAGCACCCGGCCGGCGTCGGTGATGTCTTCGAGGTCGAGCTTTTCATAGAGCTTGTCCATGACCATCTGCGACAAACGTGTCGAGCAGGAAAAGGCGACAGACACCTGTTTTGCGTCGGACGCACTGGCGATGCGCTGCTGATCCGCACCGCGCAAACGATGGAAAGTGAGAGCGTCAAACTTGTCCTCCCACGTTTTGCCTTCCTTTTTGCGTCCGATGACCTGTGGATACAGCAGTGGTAGCGTAACCGAGCCATCCGCGTTCTGCACAGCACGCTCCGGAAGTCTGTCCCGTGGGTCAGCATCTTCATCGACGAAGTCGGCACGTCCGGTCACACCTTCGTCCACAATGTCGGTGGTAGCGGTTCCGATACTGTTCGTTTCGTCCTCGTCCAGGTCGATGGTGATATTTTTGCTGGTGCCGCCCATCAGAGAATTTCCTCGGGCGCGGATGCCGCCCACTTGAGTTCGATTTTGCCGCCTTCGCCGCCCGTCATCTCGGGGATATCATCCACGAGGAAGGCATCATTGAAGACATATGTCTGGCCGGTGTCACAAAGCACCTGCAGTTCACCTTCGCCGGCGTCCCAGAGATTGCCCCAGCGCTGGCCCTTTTCGAGGTTGGTGGTGGCGGTGACCTGCGACCCCTGAAACTCCTGGGCGCGGCCGACCTTGCGGCCATAGGTCACTGCGTTGTTCTTGATGCCGCCGATGCGCAGTTTTGCGCCCTTCTCGACGGGGAGATTTCGCCCCCGCCAGACAATATCGACGATGCCCAATACCTGTGTCATCGCTTAAAAGCTCCTATTAAACCTGAAACTCGATCCGGCCGGCAAACACCATGAGGTTGCCGACGATCTCCACCTGCTGCCGGCTTTCCAGCCGGTTGCGATCGTCCGTGGACCGTTCGAAGACGCTTTCCCTGACGGTGCGCTGCACGTCCTCGATCCAGACCTTTTCGCCATAGAGCGAGCACCGGGCCGCCCAGGAGGCCGCCATGCGCTTCGGGGTGACCACCGCCGTGCCGGGGTCCTGATCGTCATCATGGCGGGAAGCGAATGCGCCGGCGCTTTCGTCATCGACCAGCTTGGAGCGCGGATACATCAGGCCCACGTAAGCGGACCAGTCGTAGCGGATGCGGCTCATGGTGACGGGCACCATGATATCCAGCCAGGCGCGATCGGCGATATCGAGCGTGGTCTTCTTGTAGGTCGTGATCATGCGCGAGATTGTGATCGAACCATCCGACAGGCAGTCGAATGTGGAAATGCCGTTGCGCAACAGCAGATCGTTTTCCTCGTCAAGGAATTGATCCGCTTCGTCCGGAGCCTCGACACCGGGCAGCACGAGAGAGCGCAACTGGCGGGCCGGGTCATTGGTCAGATGGAACGAGGCGACACCAAGCGCCGAGGCTGCGATCGCCCAGGACGGCGTCGGGCTTCTCTTCAGGCCGGCGTTAGTCAGGAAAGCCGAGTTTGTGAGATTTCCGAAGGTGGTCAACTGACCATAGGTACCACCCTTGAACACGAAGCCGTGGCAATCGAGCTTCGAGGTCGCGATATACCGGATGCGCAACCACTCAGCGGTTTTTGCAAGGTTTGTCGCATCCGCCCAGGGATGCGTGATCTTGGTTACCCAGGTGCTTGCCAGCAGATCAAGTGCCGGCTGCACGTCCGGATTACCGGAACCGCCTGCCATGGCGACGACGGCACATGTCAGACCGGCCGGAAGCGGCTGAACCTTGGTATCAACACGCAGATCGATCTCGTTTCCGACCTCACCGCCGTGGCGGGCCGTGACCGTCACGACGGCTGCGGCGGCCGCTGCGGTCGCGACCATATCGAGGTCCGCATTGATGGCGGCGGCAAGCTTCGTCGCCAGCGCTGCGGGCGCATCTCCAGAAAGCGCGGTCATGCGAACCTGTCGGCCGCCGACCTTGAAGCGCAGGACGACAGAGCTGCTGGGGGAACCGGCGAAGGTGAAGGTGCCGGTTGCCTTCACGGCCTCTTCATCGTCGGCAAGGCCGATGACGTACAGTGGCGTGTTGCGGTTCGCCTTCTTGAAGTAAGCGACCTGCTCCGCGCCGATCGAGCCACGGCCGAAAAGCGCGACGGCCTGGTCAGCGCGGGTCACCTCCTGAATGACACCAGCCGCCAGCGTGCCGGTGGCGAGCTTGGGGCCGATGATGAAGACCTTTTCCGGCCAGGGCAGGATGCCGACATTGCGATAATTCGGCGCGATCTCGATAAGGGTCGCGGGTTCGAGGCGATCGACGGGGATTTCGTTGAAATCCATTACTTGTCTCCTTCAGGCTTCTTCGCCTCTTCCGACTTGGCCGTCCGGGCGGGTTTCTCGATCAGATCACCGTCAGCAATGCGCCGGCGCGTGAAATGCGTGTTCGGGTCGGGCAAGCCTTCCTTCGGCCATTCGGAACCGTCCGGAAGGTGGACCGTGCGGCCCTCGGCCGCGATGAGTGTTTTCGGGGTGGCCATGGCCGGGTTTACTCCTGCGGTGGTTGGATTTCGTCGCTGATGGTTTCGGTCGAGCCATTGATGGACCAGGTGACGCCAAGCGCCTCAAAGTCCTCGGGCTGCATCTTGCCCGTCGCAGCGGCGCGGGTTGCGAAGCTGAAGGTGAAGTCGAGCTGGGCGATCGCGACATTATCGTCGGTCCAGCCATCGGCGATGACGCTGTTGATCAGCGTCACGTTGGTGACACCCTGGCCCTCGAAGCTGACGCCCTGGAGAAGCACCGACGCGACATCGACCATGGCGTCCATGCCGATATCGTACTTGTCGCCCTTAAAGCGGGCTTCAAGGCCGCTCGAAACCCTGTTTATGAGGATCAGACGCCAGAGCATATTGCCCTTCAGCATCCGGCCATTGTCAGGGTCCGGCTTCATGCCCGTCCAGGCGAGGCCGATGAACGGCGACAATTTGACCACGCGCTTGAACTCATCAAGGCTGAGAACTTGAGGGACGCGCTCGATCGTGAAAGGGTTTTTCGGAAAGGCGATGCGGAGCCGCTCAACGATAAGCGGCTCCTGGTTGCGGATCGGCATCAGGGGGAACGTGTCCATCAGAAGCCCCTCAGCGTGTCGAAGGTCACGATGCGCTCACGATCGGAGATGCGCGGGCCGGAGCCGACCGCGTTGCCGCCTGTCGGCGATGCCAACTGAATGTCCAGGTGCACGATTTCCTTGGCGACGTTCTCAAGCCACTTGATGACCTCGGCGCGGCCCTTGGCCATTTCTTCCGAAGGGCTGGAACGTTCGGTATCGGCGAGATCGTAGCGGGCGAGGATGCAGGTGGCGCGCACTACGTCCTGCGGCGGGGTCGCGATTGGCGTCAGGTAGCGGCCGCGAATGTAGCTGTTGATCAGCTCGGTCGCGTCGGTCAGCGCGGTGTTGACCTTTTCGACGTCCGGCGTCTCGGCCTCACGATCTTCCGGATTGGACAGGCGCACGATCTGCACCTCTCCAAAGCGGGCGATCATGTCGGTGACGGTGGCGTACATGTCGAAGTCTCCAGTGGGAAAAAGGGCTGACCCGAAGGCCAGCCCCGGACAAGTCAGTTCGATCAGCAATAAATCCAGCGGCGGTAGTGCAGAGACTGCCCGCTGGTCAGCCAGCTTTCGCGATAGACGTGCTTCAGCTTGCCGATGACCCTGAAACCGGAGACCTTCGGCAGGGCGAGACGCGCCCAGAGGAAGGTCGCAGGCTTGGCCACGGCGTGGACAACGAAGCGCACGAGGTTCAGGGCGAAGACGACAGTGCCTTTGGCAAAGGTAGAAAAGGCCGTGAGGCAGGCGAAGAAAGCGAGGCTGAAATAGCCGTAACGTCGTGTCATGCGGTTTTCCTCTTTGGGTTGGCTTCAGGGTTTTGCCGCTGTTCTCGATGGTGGAGTTTCACAGCCATCGGTGGGCTTCGGGGCGATTGGTCCGGCATGCTGATCCGGTCCGCCAGCTCCCTCGCGGCGCTCCCGTCAAAAATTACTTTTTCTGGCCACCGCCCGCCGAGGCGGCGATCGTCTTCTTCATGTCGGCGATCGTTTCGACGTGGCCCTTGATGGTCTCGGCGTCCTTCGCGATGTGCGCTTCGAGATCGCCGACGCGGACCTCTGCTGCCTTCAGCTTCTTGCCGAGGGCGTCCATCGCGTTGTCGTGTTCCGCTTTCGTGTTGGCGAGCTTTTCGGCGACGGCGTCCGCAACAGCCTGGTTAAAGCTGTCCTGAAGCTTCCGGCGCTCGATCTCTACGAGGCCGGCAACGGTTGCCTTGATGTCGTCGCTGGAGACGGCACTGCCTGCGGCTTCTTGGACAATGAAGGCAGGATCGGCGCGAAACGCCGCGAGCTGCTCTTCCGTCCAGTGGCCGGCGTCATAGACCGCCTGGGCGGGATGCTCGGCACCGTTGCGGCGAATGCCCGGTTTCGAGCAAATGATCTGGATTTTCGACATGAGTGGTTCCTTGGGCTTCGGGTTTCGGGAAAGCGGCGGTAAGGGCCGTTTTCCGAAAACCCGCCAGCAATCGGGAGGTGACTGCTGGCGGTCGATCGAGCGATGTAGAACGCTCGACCATTAAGGTCAGGCGAGATGCGGGACGGACACGACGGTCGCAGTCTTTGCCCAGACGTTGGTTTCACCGCCGTTGATCAACGCAGCTTCGACGATCTGGCGGGCCTGACGCTCCAGCGCTGGTGGAACGAGCAGCTTGGTCGGACGGATCGCGTTGATCTGGCCATCGCGCTTGCGGATCGACTGCATGGCGGTACGAGCGGCTTCGTAGTTTGCCTGCGTGAGCTCAAGCTTGGACTTGAAGGCCAACTGCCAGAGGCCAAACCCGGCGTTGCCACGCGTGTCGGCGCCCCAGACATATTCATCACGCCAGAACACATTCGGGTCAGTTTCCGAAAACAGCTGCGTCAGTTTGAGCGCCTTTCGGGACTGCCAGATCATCGGCTTGATGACCTGCGTATCGTCGATCAGATACCAGGCGGGCTGAGCACCGGCTGCATAGTTGGCAACCGATATCTGGTTACCCTGTTCGTTGTAGCCGGGATGATCCGTGTCGAAGTAATACTGCCCGTCATAGCAGGTCGTGGTTTCGCCCTTCTTGAGCAGCGGCCATACGAGCGTGTCGGGGAAAGCTGCGCCGTCCTGGCCGTACTGTGCGGCGATCGGTGTGAAGATGCCGACCTGATCGTCTTCGATCTGCCGTTTCTTGATGGCGATCGTCTTTTCGAACGAGCGGTTCGTGATCGAGTAGAGCGAAGCGCCGACATCATGAGCAACACGATCACCGATCCATTCGCGGAAGCCGGGCAGTTCGTCCAGGCGCGGGTACTCGTTTGCGAATGTCGTGGACCCCACGGTCATCGCAATGGTGCTGTAGAAGGTCTGTGTTGCCGCAAGCGACTGATTGAAGATGGTCGAGAGCGAGGTGTAGATGCCTCGAAGATTGGTGGCGTTGATGTCCATTTCTGCCCCTTAAAGCGTCTTGAGCCAGACGCCGTCCGCGTCGATGGCATCGATGGTGCCAGCCTGGAGCAAAGCGCCCGCAGCCAGCGTGAAGGTGTCATCGGCCGAGGCGTAGACCGGCTTGTTGATATCGGCCGGCGTCGCACCAGCGAGCGGGATGTTGACCACGCCCTTCCGGGCATTGATCAGCTTGTCGCCGGTTGCGCCGTCGCGATTGTCTACCGCTTCCTCGGCAAAGCCGATCAGCGCCACGCAAGAAGCGTGGGCGGCCGGGACGGCGGCAAGTGCGGCGGTGACGCCGATCATCGTGCCGCCAAAGATGCGGACGCCGCCCAGAACGGGATAACCGTAGGCATCGCCCTTGCGCCATTTGCGGCGAATGTCGGTGGTGGCTGTCATTTCACTGACCCTTTCCGAAGAGCGCCTTGTGCTCTTTCTTGAAGGCTTCCGGATCGACACCCATCATGGCGGCGACGGAAAGCTCATCGCTGGTTGCGGTTTCGCCCTCGCCGGGCAACTGGCGACCGCCGAGGCCGCCGGCGTTGAGCGACGGCATGACCTTCAGCTCCGCTTCGACCTCGGCCGGGTTCTTCATGTGGCGGGAAATGAAGTGCTCGCGGAGTGACGGCACGATCTGCATCTTGGCGATCGCAGCGTCGATAACGGTGGTGGCCTTTTCCTTCGCGGAATCGGTGATAAGCGTTTCGACACGCGTATTGAGCGCCTTAACCTGATTTTTCAGGTCTGCGTTTTCCTGCTCGATGCCGGTGGCCGGCGTCGTTTTCGCCTGAATGGCGGTGACCAAGGCGTCAGCACCGACGGTGACTTCAACGCCGGCGAGTTCCGCCAGTCTCGACATCAGTGCCGCCTGCGCGGTCTGGGCAGAGTGAGCCGCAGTGAGCGCCGCAAGGATCGCGGCCTCATCTGCGGTTTCCGGCAGGCCAAGCGCCTTCCGGAGAGCTTCCAAATCCATGGTGGTCTCCAAGTTCTGAGAGTGAAGAGATTTCAGGTTGAGGTTGGGATCGTTGGTCAGCGCCACGCGAAGCAGCTTGTGAACCGCAAAGGGAGCCTTAGCGCTGTGCGTGAAAACCGGGGAAATGTAGCCGTAGGCCTTGCCCTGCATCATCGTGAGGCCATCGGGTGTCCACTCGACCTTTGCCCAAACACCATCGTCACGGCGCTCAAGTGCTGTGAGCCAGCCACGGGCAGGCGCGGAAAAACCCTGCTTTGCAGCAAGGTCAGTCGAATGGTTCTCATCGACCGGCAGCTTTTTGCCCTCGGCATTGAAAGCCGCAATCAGGGCGTCGGCATTGTCGAGCACGTAAGGGCCGCGACCATCGACGCCGGAGAAACGGCCGGTCGGCAGGACGTGCAACCATTCGGGCGCAGTTACGGCTGATTGCAGGGCAACAATATGGGTCGAGACCGGCGCAGCCGAGGCCGAATGAAGTGCAACAACAGTGGTCGAGATCAGATTTTGCATGGTCCGGATATGCCATGCGGGCAAAATTCAATTCATGCCTGCGCCTGCGGGCGGGCCTGAAGGAGGGAGAATTTCAGCGGGAGGAATAGCGGAGCACAAAACCGAAGACGGTCTCGGCGATCATCGCTTCGTCATCCGACGATATACCGAGGAAGGGACGTGCGGGCAAGGTGACACTGTCGGCTTTGATAAGGTTCCCGCCCATACGGAACCAGAGATGCGTTGCCCGAACCGGCACGATCGTTGCGCCAAACTGGTGAGCGGCCGCGTAAATGACATCGGTGCCCACCTGCACCTCGTCATTGCTCGCCATGGCATTGATGCTGTTACGCAGCCGGCCGCTTTCCGTCAGGATGCGGGAATTACGCTTGCCATCGGCATATAGAGGATGCAACGGCGACCACGCCTGACCGTCCGGATCGGTCTGGGTGACGAAGCGCATGTGCGTCGAGCCGACAAGGCCGACGCCGATCGCGCGCATGACAGGCGTGGTATTCGTCATCAGGCCTTCGAGCTGGCGAAAGCCGCGCCGGACTTCTGAATCGAGAACCTGTGCCGTGATCGAGATAAGCGCGCCGCTCATGCCGAAAACCTCACTGCCAGCCGGAGCCGAAGGCGTCAGTCAGATCGGAGCGGCTGACGCGCTGGAGCGAGGTCATGTAAACCGTCTTACGATCGGCCTTCATGACGATATCGACATTGGCTCGATAGAAGACGCCATCATGCTCCCCGACGAAGGCCGGCCGACCGCGATTGTCGCGCAACAGCTTTCCGGACTGGACGAGCTGGCCGGGGATGACACCGATTGTATCGGGCGACAATACCTCGGCTATTTGTGCCTGGCTGCGGATGGTGTCCGCCGTCAGGCGAATTTCCGTGCCGGCGGCGACATCGAGGGCGGCACCCGTCGCCTTGTTTGCCGTCGCAACCGGCGTCCAGGCACCGTCAGGCCATTTGCCCTTCAGCGCCGATTGAACGAAGGCGGCAACCTGCACCTGGTCAGCACTAACAGCTTTCGGACCAGGTGCCGTTTGCGTCAGCCAGGCAGCGCCGGGATTGTAGGCGAAGGACGGATCGATGCCCCGCGGCTGATCCGTGCCGAGCTGGTCAAGGTTCGGCGGGGTGTCGGGCTTGGATTTGCCGAGGCGGCGAAGACCAGGACGAGACACCGGCGTCACGAAGCAACCGCACCGGTAGCCGTTCGGCGGGTACATTTTCGCCCAGACCGGATCGGTTGCTTCGTAGCATTCACCGTCCCATGCCTTGTGGTCCAGGCGCGGATGAAGCGCGCCGGAATGATTGTACATCCAGTAGGGAAACGCTTCGAGCGTCTCCGGGGCCGTCATCTGGGCGTAGCGGCCGGCCGCGTAAGCCGTACTGAGATTGGTTTCGAAGATCAGGCGGGAGCGCCAGCCGCGTGAACCGTTGTACTGCCAGCCGTGGCGCGCGACGATGGCGTCGAAGTCAGCGCGGAAATCTTCCAGCGTCAGGCCCTGTTCGGCGGCCTTGATAATCGCCGCCTGAAAATCCTCGACTAGCGCCTTCTTGTTTGCGCCGGCCACCACGAACATCTTCGAATGGGCCGCGTCCCAGACATCGCGATGGCTTTCAGTTGGGACGGCGGTTTTCTGGCGAAGGAAGTCGATCGCCTCATCAAACGGCAGATTGATCGCGCCCACCGTCGTCGCCATCAGAGCAACGGCCAACGGGTTAAAAATTGAGGCGTTTTTAAAGGCCGTGGAAGCGTTTTTTAGGCCAGAAGCTACGGACGCAGCAAAAAGCCCCCTGAAGCGCGCCAACGGGCTTCCTGTCATGACTGCCTCTTGAGGTCATCAATGAGCGCGGCCTGCCCGATCAGGTGGGCCATCGTCATGCCGCGCGCCATGGCTTCCGCGAGTGCGTCGGCCGACAGATCGAGATCCGCGAGTTTTCGTGCGGCGTCCCGGAGATCGGTAGCATTGGACAGGATCTCGCGGACTTCGTCGATCATGCCGTCCATGGCTTCCGCCGCGTCCTTCTCCAGCCGGTCGGTCAGCTTTTCGAGCAAGTCCGGTTCCTCGCGGGAATGCGCCGAGGCGAATAGCCGATCAAGGCTTTGCTTTGCGGTCAGCGGTTTCGACTGCGGTTTGTCCTCGGGCGGAACGACAGGTGTGGGCCGGCCGCCGACCAGTTCGGCCCCTTCCTTGGGGGCAGGAATGCCAAGCCGATCACGCATGAAAGAAACTTCGGCCGTCAGTCCATGCGGGGCCAGCTTCTCGAAAGCCTCGGCAAAATCCTTCAGCGGCACCTCGTCCGGACGCCCAATGTGGATTTTTGGATATTCTTCCTGCGGCCCGAAATTGAAGGCGATAATGTTCGGGACGAGCTGCGCATTGAGCGTGTCGGAGGCGTCGAGTGCGTCGGATCGCTCGATATCTTCCTGGACCAGGCGATGTTCCTTGGCGACGGCGTGCCCACCGGAGACAGCATCCGTTGTCGTTGTCTGGCCGAGGATCAGCTTGGAGATTTCGCGATTGTGCCAATCGGCGCGGCGCTCATACATGTCCGTCGAGCTGCTCTTCGAACCGACTTCCTGAAACTCGATCAGCATTTCGCGTGGGATAATAGCGGCGCAGTCGCCGGCAATGCCGGACACCGCCCGCCACAAGACATCCTTTTCCTGCTCGGTCGCGCCCCGGCCGTATTTGCCGATGCGGAG